TGGCATTAAAGAGGCTGTGCCGGAAGGCTGGCAGGTCGTACCTAAAACGCTTGCGCCGGAAATGATGAAAGCACTTGCTGATGAAACAGAATACCGAGTAGACAAGGCTTTATGGAAACCTGCATACAAAGCAATGCTACAATCCGCACCTAAACCACAAGGAACTTAGCCATGCCTTGCCGCCACCAGTGGGTCAACCTATCCTCCCGCGACCTCGACTTCCCAGCCGCATCGCGGGTCTTTTGCCGCTTTTGCCTTACCCGCAGAACATGGCGCTGGGCATTCAACAAACCCCCTTCCACAGACCAAAAAAAGCTCTTGACAATCTCGCCCGAAACCCCGATGATTCATACCGCAGCACCCGCGCAACCTCGCGCTTAACGATGTAAACAAGGAGATTCAAACATGAACGACCAAACTCAAAACCCCCAAGCCGAACCGAAAAAGCCGGCCTTCTGCTCCAAAGACGAAGACGGCAAAGGCGTCGGCAGCTTCACCTTCGGCAACGGCACTGTTGTCACCCTCGACACCAACGAGCTGGAAGAAGAGCAGAAATACAACCTGATGATGCATGGCCTTTGGCAAAAGGTCGGCGACTCCTACGCCTCGGCCAAGGGCGACTTCACCCTGGGCATCGCCGCTGCGCAAAAGGTCTGCGATCAGCTGCTGAACAACCAGTGGACTGCCTCCAAGGGCTCCGGCGGCGAAAGCGCACCGAAGGTCGGCGAACTGGCTCAGGCTATTGCGAACCTCAAGGGTCTGGAACTCGCCGCCGTCAACGCGGCTGTGCTCAAGGCCACCGACGAGCAACGCAAGGCATGGCGCAAGAACAGCGCGATCTCCGCCGAAATTCTGCGCCTGCGCGCGGAAAAGGCAGCGGCTCGTGCGCAAGCAGCAGAAAGCAAAGGCGAGGTAGAATTCTCGCTGTAAAGAAGCAACGGGGGAGGAGGTGACTCTTCCTCCAAAACGAAAGGTGCGCCAGTCACAACGGTAGGCGTTAAATGGGGGGAGTACCACCAGCCTTTTCGATGTAAATGAAGGTCGCTAGCGAAAAATGAGTTGGTAGTCTTTGCCTGAGGAAGCATAGCTCGATGTTGAGAATGTAGTCCCTACCTTAAAACGGCGTAGGCTCAGGAATAAATAGGCGTAACAACTCAAGGGAAACCCGCTAGATGAATTTCCGTAAATTCGGCGAACGCTGGCCGCTGTTAGTAAGTGAAGGTTGAAACCATGATGCGAAAGCAGACACCTTTAAGTAACAGTTATTATGCCAACGCCGAGCCAAGCCCAATACCCCGCTTACCCCGAGGGTGCTACGATAAAGAGTATCGGGGAGAGAACGAGTAGCTTAGTTGGGAAGGTGTAGAGACTAGAGACGGAATGCCTAAAGCAAAGCGATGAAACGAGGATTGAGCAGTACCTTAGCAAACGCAGAGCAATGGCGATAGCATAGTCCAGACCACGAACACCAGTTGGCTAACGAAGGGATGTGTGCCCTTGACTAGTGGCAGCGAAAGCTGAAGTGGGAGCATTACTTAATGCAAAGCAAACCAAACAACCTAACCAAAGGAGCCTTACCATGAAACTCGAACCGCAATGCAAAACCTACCCCGACCTCCTGCGTGAAATGCTGCGCCTGCACACCATGTGCGAGGGGACGAAACTCAACCCGCTGGCAGGGCTGAAAGTAACAGGGAGAGTGTGGACTGGTGCGTGCGGGGGAACCCCCGCATTCAACGACAAACCCGAAATTTACGAATTCGCTCTCGCCACCGTCCAAGACCGATTCGTCTTTCGTGGGGATACGCTTTACAGTTCCGCCCTCGAGCGAACGTTTATAGTGTTCTGTGCCACAGAACGAGGCCTATGGGATGCTGACGATCGAGGAGGCATTTTTAATCATCTCTCCTGGGCGGCCCCCAAGCCCGAGGCCAAGCCCGCCGCACTGATCTCCGACAACGATGAGTTCCAGTGCGACCTCGCGGCAGCCGTTGGGGGTAAGGACTTCGCCACTGGCGTCATCCTGACAGGCTCCCAATACGACACCTTCGAACGCATCCTCGCAGTCGTCAAAAAGCACGAACAGAAGGCAAAAACCGCTTGACAGTCTGGGGGGGAAGGGTGATAATTCAATAATGACGGGGATAATACAACATTACCCCCGGCATTAACCCCAACTCACTAAGGAGCCTTACCATGAAAAGCCGTCTGTCATCCCTGCTGTCCTTTGTGCTCGCCTCTTCCGCACTGGCCATTACCCCCTCCGTCAGGCAAAGGGCAATCTCCACCGGCTACCACCCTTCCCGCAGCCACCGCACAAAAGTCTCTCGCCCCCACACCGGTTCCAAGATCGCTGACCGCGCCATTCGCTGTCTGATCGGCGTAAAGCCCGGCCTGCAGGTCATCGGCGGCAAGCTCGCCTATCGCCGCTAAGCCCCCTTGACAACCTGAAAGGATTCCGCCATGTCAACCTCTCTCCTCCACCCCGACGCACTCCTCTCCATCCTCGTCTCGGAGTTCAAGCCTGCGCCGAAGGCCAAGCCTACCCCCGCGCCGAAGCCCGAGTCCACCTTGCGCCTCACCCCGCTCACGCGCGAGGAGTACCTCCGCTCGAATCCGGTGTCCTGGAAGCCCGTAGCCATCGTCCACCACCTATACGTCCAGACCTGCCAGTGCTGCGGCGAGGAAACTGAGTTTCTCGGCAACACCTTCATCCGCCACCATAATGCAAACCTGCGCGCATTCTGGGAAACCCCCAGATCAACCCTCACCCCGCTCGACCCGCTCCCTCGCGAGTTCGTCACGCACACGGAGACAGTCGAGCAGTGCCCCCACTGCCTGCGCGCCGAGGCAGTTATGTGCGAATACCCGATGCAACACCCCCACCAACTCACCATCTTCCACTAAGGAGCCCCACCATGCTAAACGTCAAGAACCTCCCCCCAACCGTTCTCGCGGCCTTGTACTCCACCCTCCAAGGCACTCCCGAGGAAGTCACTGAGCAGATCATCAACCTTAGCCCTCCCGAGTGCCTCGACATTTACCTCCAGCACATCGGCGTCATTGGCAAGACCGAGCAGATCATCCTCGCGGTCTTCGGTATAGACCGCGCCTTGGTAATGCCGCCAGTCCGACCAAATCAGCTCATCTGTGACGACCTCAAACCCCAGATCATCCTCCCCGAATCCCTTCAGCAAAACCCCGAAGGGAGCAAATCATGAGCGTACATTACAGCGAAATGCAGATCACCTTCTGCGGCGTGGAGTTCATCGTCACTGGGGACTACACCCCCTCCGACCCAGGCGACAACATGAACCCCTTCACTCCCGAGGAGTTCGAAATCTCCGAAGTCCGTCTCGTCGGCCAGCCCAAGGCAGACGCATACGAACTCCTCAACGCCATACACCTCCGAGGTCTCGACGGCCACGCACTGCTCGTACATGAAGTCCTCAGCAAAATCGGAGAATCCGCATAATGGCGCGCCCACCTTCCCCCGATAAGCGCCTGCGCGTGGAGCTCCGCCTCATCGACTCCACCCTCGCGAAGCTGAACCTCCTCAGCATCGACTCATTCACCCTCCAGCTTTCCTACGGCGAGCGCAATCACCACGTTGAGCGCGCTCTCGAGGATTATTTCAAGAAAAACTACCCAGAAAGGACTCAGCCATGACACCAGTACAATTCGACCGCTACCGCATTCTCCGCGCTGAACGCGAGGCCCTCCGCGACGCCTTACTCGAGCCACTCGACCCAGACACTTACCACACCCGGCATAACGACCGATACGCCTGGGACTTAGCGCACCTGACCGAATGGCTGCACCTCGAAGACCTGTACTACGAAGCGTTGCAAAACGCCCACATCAGGCTGGAAAACACCCTTGACAACTCCACCGCATCGGGCGATGATTCATCACCAACGTAGCGGTTTCCTCCCTCGCCGCCACGTTGTAGCCAACGCAGGAGTTTCTAATCCTTTCGCCTGTGTTGGTTTTTTTACCCCCGAAGGGCGGACATTTAAGCCCACCCAACAACGGAGCATATATGCCAGTTGACCTAAACGAATTACGCGCCCGGATTCTCGCCGGGCAGCCTTACACCCGCGAGGAGATGATCGAAGCCCTCTCTGCCCTCCGCGTTGTGCGGACAGAAGCCGCGACCAAGACCACGGCGAAGCGCGCCAAGGCCGCCCCTATCGACGATGCGAGCCTCGACGCAGACCTCGCGCAATTGGGGCTTGACCTGTGAAGTACCTTCTCACCATCGACTGGCGCCATTGCGTCGAAGCCAAGACCTTCGAAACCCTGGAGGAGTTAAATGAGAAAGTGGCTATGCTGAAGATCTGCCACGAGGCTGAAACACGCACCCGCCCTTGCACCCTTATCGTCTCCCAGATAATCAGCACCGAAACCTTTACTTACTAACCCCCGTAGCCTACCATGCCCTTCAACCTCGACGACCTTACCACCGACCAAGGAGTCTCCACTCCTCCACCCGTCCTGCACACCGAGTTCCCTGACATCATCGACAACACGGCGCGGGAGCAGTTCCGCACATGCCCTCAGCGCTTCCTGCGCAGTTCCATCCAACACATCGCACCGGCCAGGAAGTCCATACACCTCCACGCCGGAGGTGCCTACGCCGCTGGCCTCGAGGTCATGCGACGCGAGTTCTACGACAAACACGCCTCACCCGCTGACGCCCTCGCCGCAGGGGTAGACGCCCTCATCCGTTTCTACGGCGCATACGAACCCTACGACAACGACATCAAGACCTGCGAGCGCATGGTCGGGGCTTTGCTTTCCTACACTCAGCAATACCCGCTCGAACACGACACAGTGAAGCCCTTCCGCTACTCCCCAACCAAGATCGCGATCGAGTTCACCTTCGCCATTCCTCTAGAGGTCAACCACCCCCAGACCGGAATGCCCATCCTTTACGCAGGCCGCTTCGACATGCTTGGGGAGCGCGACGGTACTCTCTTCGTCGTGGACGATAAGACCACATTCAAGCTCGGCCCGACCTGGGGCTCGCAGTGGGACTTGAATTCTCAGTTCACCGGCTACGTATTCGCGGCGAAGAATTTCGACCTCCCCGTTGCCGGAGCAATCATCCGAGGGCAGTCCATCCTCAAGAACGACTACGGCCACGCGCAAGCGATAACATATCGCCCTCAGTGGCAAATCGACCGCTGGTACGAGCAGCTCCACCGAGACATCGAGCAGATGATCGAGTCCTGGCGGACGGGGGTGTTCGACTTCGCCCTCGGCGCATCTTGCACCTCATACAGCGGGTGTGAGTTCAAACTCCTCTGCACTACACAAAACCCGGAGGAGTGGATTCCCATTAACTTCACCCAACGCCACTGGAACCCGACGCAGAAAGACCCAGAAGCGCCAACAGGGGAGTCGGCTCTGTGAGCTATCGGGAGTACACTGTCCTCTACATCACCCGGACAGGGAAAAGTATCGCTGAGGCTACAGTACGAACTCAGATCACTTACCCGGAATCAATTGCTTACTTCTGTAGGCACTGTGGGGAAGTTTGGTTTCGGGTTTGCTTCGTCAGCCCCGACACCGTTTGGCGCGTTGCTTCTGCGGTGTGTGACAAACATGAAGGAGGTCCATACGACTACATCACGATCCCTGGGTGTCTGATGGAAGACGATTTCCTCCATGCAACCGAACTTCGAGAAGCCTTTTGGCCTGTAACACTCGAATACGCCCCGTTGGAAATACTGAAACGGGAGTTTTTATTAACAGCAGCAGTTAAATTAGGAGCATAAAACATGACCACCTACACCGTACCCGGATTCAAAACCTTGCTCGTCGGCGCAGTCGGCACAGGCAAGACCCATTCCCTCCGCACCCTCGTTGACGCAGGTCTCGAGGTCTTCGCCATCTTCACCGAGCCCGGCATGGAGGTCGTAGCGGACATCCCTTCGGACAAGCTCCACTGGCGTTACCTCTCCCCCTCGACCGTCTCCTGGGACGCGATGCTGGACTCGGCCAAGAAGCTCAACACGATGTCGTTTAAGTCGTTGACCGAACTCCCCCACATTAACCGAGGTGAGCATTCCGAGTTCATGACACTCGTGAGCGCCTTGGCCAACTACACCGACGACCGGACAGGCGAGGCTTACGGCCCCGTAGATGACTTCGGCACTGATAAAGTCCTCTGGATTGACTCCCTCTCAGGCATCAACATCATGGCGATGAACCTGCTCGCGGGCTCCAAGCCCGTCAAGGCTCCCGGCGACTGGGGCTGCGCGATGGACAACCTCGAGCGCCTCGTCCAGAAGCTCACCACCGATCTCCGCTGCCACGTTGTCCTCACCGCTCACCTCGAGCGCGAGACCGACGAGCTTACGGGCGGGTCTACCTTGATGGTCAGCACGCTGGGCAAGAAGCTCGCGCCGAAAATCCCACGTTTCTTCTCCGACGTCATCCACGTCAAGCGCACGGACAAGGCCTTCACTTGGTCAACGATCACAGCGAATACAGACCTTAAAGCGCGTAACGTGGCCTGGGCGGATAACCTTCCACCTTCCTTCGGGCCGCTTGTCGAAAACTGGAAGAAACGCACGGAGGTGAAATAACCGAATCCGCTTGATTGAGCTAACTTTGGTGGATACAAAAAGCATAAATGTTAGCTTGGCGCGACAAAGTGGGACGCCGCTGCACCTCCCCCCTAAACATAACCGTAACCTTTAAGGAGCATTACATGAGCACATTCAACCCTGATAATTTCCTGAACACCTCTACCACCGAAGCCAACGACACCAAGTACTCTCCCGTACCTGAAGGCGAATACCCGGCCTCCGTCAAGGAAATCAAGCCCCGTTCCACTACCTCGGGCAAGAGCATCCTCGACGTGGTCTGGAGCATCGACGACTCGAGCGGCACTTGCTTCGCTGTCACCGGCATGAAAGACAACACCGTTCGCCAGTCGATTTTCCTCGACATCACGGACTCTGGCGGTCTCGACGTCGGCAAAGGCAAGAACGTCCCGCTGGGCAAATTGCGCGAAGTCTTGCGCCAGAACCAAGCTGGCAAAGCCTGGCGTCCGGGCGATCTGATCGGTGGCGTGGCCAAGATCAAGGTCTCCCACCGTCAGGACGGCGATGCGACTTACACCGATGTTAAAGGTGTAACGTCACTGTAAGAAATTGAAGGGGCGCTTTTCAGAGGGGCGTACCCAACAGCGTTAGAGATCGTAACTCCATCGGGGTGAAAAGCCCCTCCCCTTTAACCTGAGTAGGAGTTAATTATGAAAAAGTCACCGAACAGTCCCACCGTCAACCTGGGGCAATTGCAACTCGACCTCGAGATGTCCACGAATAACCTCAAGCTCGCCGAACGCGCAAAACTCCGCGCCGACCAAGCCTACGAGGAAGCTCTCGCCCTGCATGACAAGCAGCGCGTTGCCTTCAACGGTGCGTTCCAGACCGTCAAGGCTTCCACCGTCGTCACTAACCTCTACGCGAAATAATCATGCGCAGAGACGACGATCAGGAAATGCCTATCATTCGGTTGCAAATGCGCGGCCCTCAGCCACACGGCAAGCGCGGTCTCATCCGGCTGCAGGACAAGCTGGCCCGGAGCGCGCCTGACCCGAAGGCCGAGGCTGAGAAAGCGGAGCGCCGCAAATGACCGGACAATCGCGCCTCCATTCCTTCTTCGAGTCCTGCGCGAATATCGCCTTGGGCTACGGGGTAGCTTTGGCGGCGCAGTTGTTCATCTTCCCCCTTTACGACATCCACATCAGCCTATCCACGAACCTTTGGATAGGCTTTTGGTTTACCCTTGTCAGCCTCGCGCGGTCGTACTGCCTGCGGAGACTGTTCAATTGGGTTCACTTGAGGAGACCAAAAAATGTCTGACCAACAGTGTGAATTTTCCTGCCGCTTCGTCCGGGAAACCGACGCGGCAACCCTTGTCGAGATCGACGGAGAGGAATACTGGATTCCCCTCTCCCAGGTCTCCCGGATGCGCCGAAGCCAGGACAACTCCGGCACAATCATCTTCGCAACCTTTATCGCAAAGTCGAAAGGACTTATATGAAACTCATTCAGGCATCTGCTGTCATCGAAAGCTTTACCCCGGATCTGCAGGAGTTAATCGAAAAAGCTGGTCGGGTCTGTTACCGTAGCGAGGAACGGATAGCTCCTGGTACAGCGGAGAAGTTCATTACTTCTATCCTCTCCAACCACCATGAGTCAGTACTGGAGCATGGGGCTATCACCGTTCGCTTTATAAACGACCGAGGTGTCAGCCACGAAGAGGTTCGTCATCGTATATCCAGTTTCTCTCAGGAGAGCACTCGATACTGTAGCTACGACAAAGCGAAGCATGGTTCAGAAATCACAGTCATCGACATTCGTGGTGGTTTCCCCTCGATGCCTGAAGAACGTTTTTTAATCTGGCACCACGCCATGTTAGCCGCCGAGCAAGCCTACTTTGCGCTGCTCGCAGCAGGCGCGGCTCCCCAAGAGGCTCGTTCAGTGCTTCCGAATTCTCTCAAGACTGAATTGGTGTGGACAGCGAATCCCCGCGAATGGCGACACGTTTTGCGGCTGCGCACTTCCAAAGCTGCCCACCCACAAATACGTGAGGTGATGATTCCGTTGCTACGCGAGTTTCAGCAACGTTGGCCAGCAATTTTCAGCGATATTAAGGAGTTATCATGAGCGACGCTATAAACCCTTCGCACTATAAATCCCACCCTTCAGGTGTCGAGTGCATCACCGTTACTGAACATATGAACTTCAACCGTGGGAACGCGGTTAAGTATATCTGGCGCGCGGGTGAGAAGGACGACGAACTGCAGGATTTGAAAAAGGCCTTGTGGTACATCACCCGAGAGATTAATCGTATTGAAACCTTGAGGAATCAAAAATGAAACTCACCCCAATTGACTCCATCATCATCCCACCCAACCGCCAGCGTAAGGAGTTCCTCCCCGCTGAGATCGAAGACCTGGCCGAGTCCATTCGCACCAGAGGCTTGATGCACCCACCTGTCGTCCGCAACGACGGAGTGACCTTAGTCGCAGGCGAACGCCGTCTCCGGGCCATTCAGTCCCTCTACACCCTCGGCGCGCAGTTCTCCTGCAACGGCCAGCTCGTTCCTCTCGGCCAGCTCCCCGTTACCCTCCTCTCCGACCTGTCCGATCTTGAACTCCGTGAGGCCGAACTCGAGGAGAACACAATCCGCCTCGACCTGACCTGGCAAGAAAAGGCCGCCGCGATTGCGGAACTGCATTCCCTTCGCAGCGAACGTGCGGGGAAAACTGGCCAAGCCCAAACCATCACAAAGACCGCCCAGGAAATCCACGGCAAGGCCGTTGAGGGCTATCAGGTCAGTCGCGTACACGAGGCCGTGCTGTTGCGCGAGCACTTAACCAACCCCGCTGTCCAGGCGGCGAAGACGCAGAAGGACGCCGTTAAGATCGTGCGCAAAATCAAGGAGGCCGAGCACCGCCAGCGCCTTGCCGAGGCCTTCGACCTCACAACGACGAAGCACACGCTCACCCACGGTGATGCCGTTGAGCTCCTCCCCACCTTACCCACTGGCCAGTTCGATTGCATCCTCACCGACCCACCTTACGGCGTCGGCGCAGACACCTTCGGAGACATGGCTGACTGTGGGCACAACTACATAGACTCCTGGGAAAATGCCCTCATGTGCTACGCTGCCTTGGCCTTCGAAGGTTTCCGCGTCACCAAGCCCGATGCGCACCTCTACGCCTTCTGCGACATTCTGAAGTTCCCCGAGCTCGTCCCTATATTCGAAGCCGCAGGCTGGACCGTCTGGCCCAAGCCGATGATCTGGTCGAAGGGCAACGGGATGCTACCGCAGCCAGACTACGGCCCTCGTTACACCTACGAAGCTATCCTCTACGCCACGAAGGGGAGTAAGCGTGTCCAGAAGGTAGCCAACGACGTCATCTGCATCTCTCGCGAGGCGAACCTTCTCCACGGCGCGCAGAAGCCTGTCGACCTCTACTGCGACCTGCTCGCCCGGAGCGTCTTACCCGGCGACGAGATTCTGGATTGTTTCGCAGGCTCCGGCACGATCGTCGAGGCGGCAGACCGTATGCGCTGCACGGCCACGGCGATTGAGAAACTCAAACCCAACTACGACATTATGCTGACGCGGGTTCAAGCCACTGTCGATTTCGGAATCAATATTACACTGGAGGGGAAATTATGAAAATCGCCACGATGCTAAACTTCCGCTGGATTCCCAGATTCAGTTTTGGCTGGAAGCACACTGCAACACAGTCTCGACGCCTTCTTATGGTTCGCGTGGGGTATGTATTATACGCCTTTCCCCTCTGGCGGATTTAATATGCGCCTCATCAATCCAACAGGCCCTGCCAACCCTCGCATCCTCATCGTGGCCGACTTCCCTTCCGTTGAAGCCGAGCGGAAGGGAATCCCCCTCGCCGGGACGGAGGCCGCTCTCCTCTCCGAAATGCTGCACGAGGTCGGCCTCCTTTACTCCGAAGTCCGCATTGCCTACCTATGCGCCTTCCGCCCCTACGCCTCCAAGATGCGGTACGCCTGGACGCTTGACAAGGCCGAGGCAAAGCAAATCCCACAGGCCGTATACCTCAAGGGCGCTTACTGCTCCCCAGAGTTCATCGACTCAGCGCAGGAGCTTGAACGCGAGATTCGCCGCGTTCAACCCAACCTCATCATCGCCCTCGGAGATGCACCTTTGCACTGGCTCACCGGTATGGAGAGCGTGTCCAAGTGGCGCGGTTCACTCCTCACCTACTCCGGCATCAAGCTCATCCCGACCTACTCCCCCGCGCAGATCATGCGTATGTGGGAGTGGCGTCCGCTCGCCGTGCGCGACCTTCAGCGCTGCGTAGCCTTAAGCCAGACCCCGGAGTTCCCGCAGGTCGATTACGACTTCATCATCCACCCGGATTATCCTGAGGCCCTCCGCCTCCTCCGCAGCGTGATCGTCCGCCTCAACACAACCAAGACCAAGCTCCCGATCTCCGTAGACATCGAGACAATAAACCGCCACATCGCCTGTATCGGATTCGCCCTGACTTCCCGAAGCGCATTTTGCATCCCCTTCATGGACAAGACCGGCGCATCCTTTTACACCCTCGAGGAGGAAGCCGAAGTAGTCTGGCTCACCCGCACCATTCTCCTCCACCCTATGACTGACCTCGTAGGGCAGAACCACGCTTATGACATTCAGCACTATGTCAGGTCTTGGGGTTTCCGCCCGCGCATCGGCTTCGACACCATGCTGGCCAACCACATTTGCTTTCCAGGCACACCCAAAGACCTCGGGATGCTTGCCTCTCTGTACTGCGAGCATTACGTTTACTGGAAGGACGAGCTCACCGATTACAAAAAGATGCCAGAGGACGTAAACAAGTTCTGGCTCTACAACTGCAAAGACTGCGCAAACACCTTCGAGATCTCAGAAGTCCTTCGCAAGGTCGTAACCCATTTAGGCTTCACCGAACAATTTGACTTCTTGCAAAACCTAAACCACCATGTCATCACGATGATGATTCGAGGTGTTCGCATCGACCGCACGATGAAAGACAAACTCACCCTCGAGCTCATCGACGCGCTGGCCGATCGCACTGACGAAATACACGCCTTGCTCGGGTTTCCCCTTAACATCGATTCCCCGAAGCAGATGCAAAATTTATTCTACACCGAGATGGGGCTGAAGCCTGTAATGAATAAAAAGACTTACCGCCCAACGACCGATGAGAAGGCCTTAATCGAACTCGCCCAACGGGAGCCCTTACTCCGCCCACTGACCAACCTGATCAGCGAGACCCGCTCGGTCGGGGTTTTCCTTTCCACCTTCTTACAAATGCCACTCGACCATGACCAGCGGATGCGCTGCTCCTTCAACGTAGGCGGCGCGGAGACCTTCCGCTTCAGCAGCTCCAAGGACGCCTTCGGTTCCGGTGGAAACCTGCAGAACATACCCAAGGGGAACGAGGAGGAGGAACTCGCGCCTACGGCCTTCGTCTTCCCCAACGTGCGGAGGCTGTTCCAACCAGACCCAGGTTTCACCCTTTTCGACGTTGATCTTGCAGGCGCCGACGCACAAGTCGTCGCATGGGAAGCCAATGACGATGACCTCAAGGCGAAGTTCCGTGCCGGAGTTAAAATTCACGCGGAGAACGCCAAGGACATCTACGGGCGGGATGCTGGTCCAGACGGCAAGCGCAAGCCCTACTACGCCAAGGCAAAAATGGGCTGTCACCTGACCAATTACGGCGGCAAGCCCCGCACGCTATCCAAAGCCCTCGGCATGACGATCAAGGAGGCTGAGTGGTTCCAAGACCGTTGGTTCTCCATGCATCCGGGAATCCAAACCTGGCACGAGGAAGTCGAGAACTCCCTACAAACCACCCGCAGCGTTCGCAACAAGTTCGGCTTCCGTCGGTTCTACTTCGACCGAATCGAGGGGCTTCTCCCCGAAGCCTTGGCTTGGATACCTCAGTCCACTGTCGCCATCGTCATTAACAAAGGCCTTGTCCGCATCGCCGAATCCCAGACCGAACTCGAACTATTCCTCCAAGTCCACGATTCCCTTGTCGGTCAGTTCCCTACGCACCTCCAGCGAAAACTCCTTCCCGTCCTTCACGACTGCCTCCGTATCCCCGTCCCGTACTCCGACCCGCTCATCATAGGCACTTCCCTCGACCTGTCGCAAAAGTCTTGGGGGGATTTAGTTGAGATGAAATGGAAAGATGTATTCGATAATTAACAACGGCGGTAATACTTCATTATCCCCGTCACTAACAGGATTCCTATGTCAAAGCGTCATTACGAAGATTGGCTCAAGGCCTTTGTTGAATACGGTAGCTGCGGAGAAGCGCCGCTCAAGACGATATTCTGGACTGGCATTTCCACCATCGCCGGGGCTTTGCGCCGCCGTGTCTGGATTGATCAACCCCATTATCAGTGGACGCCAAACTTCTACGTCATCCTTGTCGCCCCTCCCGGAGTCATCGCCAAGTCCACGACTGCCTCTATCGGGATAAACCTCCTCCGTGAAGTCCCCGGAGTTAAGTTCGGGCCAGACGTCGTAACCTGGCAGGCCTTGATCGAGACAATGGGGAAGGCTTCCGAGCTCGTCCTCAACCCCGCCACTGGCGAGTACCTTCCAATGTCCGCCCTGACAATCTCGTCCAGCGAATTTGGAACCTTGCTCGACCCGACTGACCGCGGCATGGTTGACGCTCTTGTCTCCCTTTGGGATGGCCAGAAGGGTGTCTTCACCAAGATCACCAAGTCCTCCGGCAACGACTCGATTGAGAACCCTTGGCTCAACATCATCGCCTGCACAACCCCAGGCTGGATTGCGGGTAACTTCCCCGAGTACATGGTCGGAGGCGGGTTCACCTCCCGCTGCGTATTCGTCTACGCGGAGAAGAAACGCCAGCTCGTCGCATACCCAGACGAACACATCCTCCCGAATTTCCACGAGCTCCGTACCAACCTCATCCACGACCTGGAATGCATCTCCACCATGATAGGCGAGTACGACCTCACTGAAGGAGCTCGCGCTTGGGGGCGGGATTGGTATGAGAAGCATTCCGTCACTCGCCCGGAGAATCTCGACAACGACCGCTTCGGGGGGTATCTCGCCCGGAAGCAAACACACATTCACAAGCTCGCCATAGTCCTCGCCGCGGCTCAGTCGAACCACATGCAAATCCTTCGGGAGCATCTGGAGTTCTCCGAGATGATGATTTCTTCCCTCGAACGAGACATGCCGATGGTCTTTGCCACGATCGGGCAGACCCAGCTCACTCGCGGTTTATCCGAACTGGTCAAGATCGTCCTGAGCCAAGGTACAATTTCCCAGACGAAATTGTACCGCCTCCTCTTCCGCACGATGGGGCAGAAGGAATTTCAAGAAGCTTTGAACTCTGCCGTACTCGCCGGGTATCTTCGCATCCAGAACATCAACGGCGAGAACATTATCAACGCCCTCGAAAAACTCCCACAAACGGACTAAGATCATGGCACACAAAGTTATCGAATATCGCGTTAGACAGCTGGGCTTTTGCTGCCCTCACGGATATTTCACCACGGTGAAGGAACTTCTCACCGGCGAGATCACACTGGAACTCGGAGTCCACAAGCGCACTGTCCGACGCTGGAGGAGTGCCTTCAACGCCGGACAGATACCTTGTGCTTCCCGCTGCCAATGCCTTAAGGAGTGTTCAAGGTCTCCCACGTTTCCCGAGCCGTTGGCAACTCCCGACGCGCTGGAATTCCCCGCTCAACCTTCTGAATCCCCTTCAGATTAGTCTTCACATGCGAGCTGATTTCCGAACCTGAGAGGCGGAGTTCCGGGGGGCTCTCAGCATTGTACTCCAGCACCGCCGCACGAACGTCTCCGACTAGTTGCCTGTCCCCTGACTTATAGGCCTCAAGATAGTCCCGCATCAAGCCCACTCTCCGCTCGTTCCAGTACTCCACCTTATCCTTCACAATCCGTTCGAAGTTCCTCTTATCCGCCAGCTCGGTCAGGGAGAAACTGGCGGCTGTCAGGGCAATCTCTTCCGGTGTAGCCCGGCGAGGTTTCCCTTGTGGATACCCAGGCTCCGGAGCCCCCCTCAGCATCAGCGCACCTTTCTTATCAGTCATCCCTGTCTTCCAAGCATCATAGGCCCGGAACAGTGCACCGGCCTGGCCAGGTATAGCCCCCGCCAGTTCCTTCGCACCAATCTCCTGCGCCGTGGCGAGCTCTGCCGCCCCCTGCACCACTCCGCCGAAAGGCCCGGTCAGTTCCATCGCAGCCCCTCCGATACGTTCCCTTGCATTCTTCGGTGGCGCACCAAGACCAGACAATGTCCTTAACCCCGGTAATGGAGTTCCCAGACTCATCGACCCCGACAGATTCACCCCGCCAAGATCATGCAGTAAGCCCTCGGTCAAGGCGCGTCTCCAATACAGCGAATGAATCCCAAAGGTATCCTTCAGCATCCGTTGGGTCTCTTCCTTCAGACTCTTCCCACCACCCCCACCGAATTTCTCCCACAGGTACTGCATAAAAGCCATGATCGTTTCACCAAAGGGAACCCCTGACGCACCGGCCAACATCAGGTACATCGCCCACATCCTGATCGTCATGCCAGTCAAGATTGACCTCGGCGTTTCCCCTCGCGCGGCAGCCTCTTTCCGCAAACCTCGCTCATACCCTCCAGACATAATCCAGAGCATATACTGCATGAACGAATAAAAGATCGTCAGGAGACTCGCATACTTCCCTTGGAAAATCCGAGGTTTACTGCCCGCCGCATAGTCACCTTGCAGGAGTTTTGTCTTACTCGTCGCAACGGTATAGGCCTCTTCTCTCGCCTGTTTCGGGGGCATCCCCTGCACCAGGTTCCTTTGCAGTTCCAAGCGGAACAACGGCAGAAAGGTCGCCCTGCGGTTCAGCATTTCCACGGCAGTAAAGGGTTTCATCCCATACTCCAGGAAGGCTCGTTGCGCCCTTCCCGCCGTGGTTTTCCGAATCCGTCTTGCCAGATTCCCTGCATTCGCAACACCCGCCAGGAAGTACGCATAGCCCTGATTAATCGAGCCCTCATTCTCCGCGCGACCAAGTGCCCACTGATCGTCCGGGGTCAAGGCCTGCTTCTTATCTTCTGGACTCAATTGCGCCTGCATCATATCCTTCATTGCCTTCGCATAGGCCTGCATTCCCTGCTTATCTCCGAACTCCCCGGTCAAGGCCGATACCGTCTGCAACATCCCGGTCAGGTTCATCAGCGCAGTCTTCGGCGCCCAAAGCAGATAGAACAATGCAATCGCACTGCGGATGCGGAAGAACTCAGCCTCGGGGTGCATGATGTAGCCTCTCGCCCTGTTCATCATATCCGCAGTTCTTTCCAGCCGCTTAAAGTCCTCTATCCTCCCTTCCCGCTGAGCGTCCAGCGATTCCTGCCTTGTCCAAGCTACCGCTTGCGTCATCTCGCGCCCGTAGATATACTTCGACGTAGCATTCGCACTGTCCTCAATCCAGTTCGAGTAATTCCTCAGCATATCCTGCGAATACCCACTGACTTTCTCCGCATCCCGCTGGAAGGTCTTGAACAGTTTATCCGTCGTGACGGGCTGCATCGCTTCCCCGATGGTTTCCAGCTGACCATCCGAGAACGCACCGGAGTCCTTTAAGGTCATCAGAAATTCGCGGGGCAGGCTGAGTTGCAGCGCCGTCTCTGCGTCGATCTTACTCGCCTCAACGTTCTCCGCGCCGTAGACCTTTTGAAACTTACCCAAGGCCACATTTCGCTCAGCCGCGGACTCGAAGTGTTCCCTATGGATTAAGGTCTTATACCCTGTCTCAGGGTCACGAGCCCAGACCTTGACAATGAACTCTCCGAAACGGCTTCTCGGAACGTAAGGCGCATTCCGCCACTGCGCTGCCGCCGCACGAACCTTCGCCACTTCCCTTTGCAGCAAGGCCGGCGAAGAGTCATAGCGTTTCTTCAGCAGTTGAATTGCCCCAGATTCCCTCACGTCAATGTGGTAGAGGATGGAGTTCTTATAATCCACGAACAGTTGGGCAATCTTTTCGCCTTCCCCTTTCGTGCCGTCGATACCCCTTTGCTTCAGGTAATCAATTAACGCCTCACCCCCAACGTGAGTCCACCGACCATTGACCTGCTGCAGTTCCGTAACGTGCCCTCCAGAGGCCTCTTCATCCCGGAGCAGCCGTTCCAACTTATCCGCCGACTCCGCCGTCAGGTTCTCCCAGCGCTCAGCAATCTTCGCCCCATCGACAATCATCTTATCCTTCAGGGTATATAAATCCCTTTGTACAAGCACGAAGTGCTGCA